CCCTTGCCCCACCGGGCAAGGGGAGCAAGGGAGCGCCGAGCGAGAGGGCAATTCCTCGACAGCCAGGAGAATCACCGTGATCGCAGCCAACTACCGCAAGCACCCCGAAGCCATGGCCCTTCAGCTGGTCCTGCCCTTCTCGCGTCTGTTCCGTTGGCACATCGGCCGGCCGACAACCCGCCTGGGCCGTCTGTTTCGGGCTCTGGCGGCCGCAGCGTTCAAGGCCAAGGGGTACACCCAGGCCATTGCAAAGAAGGCGGTTCCGGCCTGGTTCAGCGCGGCCAAGGCCGAAGCCCGCAAGCTGGCCCGATCCGTCAAAGCAGCCTGCCAGGCCCTGCCTTTTGACGAGTTCGAGAGGCTGCAGCGGACCTACCAGGCGAACCCGCCGAAGAACCCCTATGCGCGCATGCTGATGCGAATGAAGTTGGACCATGCGAAGGCTCAATAAGCGGTAACTCCCATTTATCGATTGCAAAAAATCAGGACGATTTGCGCGACCTGGTGCGCGACGGTGGGCCGGATGAGCCGAAATCCACATAGACCAGCTCGCCAGCCTGGCGGCGGCAATCACTGGGCTCAATAGGCACCTCAAAACCATCAGCGCCAAAGGCCCTACATCGGGTCTTGTCGGCGATGTAGCCCACGATGCGGGGTTTCTCGGGCTCGAACTCCTCATGCAGCATTGCCTGAGGCGTGGTTGCCGCTAGCGGAGCTTGCGGCATGGTGGTCGTGGTGTGGGTGACGGTCTTGACCATGCCGGTCTGCGGGTCCACCGTGGTGAGCGCCTCTGCAGGCTTGGCCCCTCCGGTGCGTTCCTTCAGGCGTTGGTAGGTCGTTGGACCAAGCCAAGCCATCAAGCACACACCCAGCAACACGAACCACAGCAACGCAGGCACTCGCCTGGGCTGCTTGGTGTGCAGCTCTGCCGACTTGTAGAGCTTGAAGACCTTCCGGTCATAGCGCCAGGCCTGCTTTGCCAAGCTCTTGGAGAACATCAGCGACTTGGAGCAGTGGTCCCACTCATAGACCACTGCAAAGGGCATGTTGGCGATACGGCGCACGTGCAGATGGCGACCGCACAGGGCGTGCACGTGGCGATCCACGTTCATGACGGACTGGGTAATCAGCACGAAGTCCACGCCCATGTGCCGGTGCGTGTCCAGGGCCTGCACATCGTCCGGCACCTTGGAGCCGTTCGCCCGCGGAGGCCAGGCTTTCTGGAACTCATCGAACACGATCACGGCACCAGGCTTGGCCCACTTGTGCCAGTCGCGCAGGCCTTGGTTGTCGCCGCCGTCAATCAGCTCGTGCTCGATTTGCAGGCCGTTGATGTTCGTGTAAATGGTCCGGGGGATCTCGACGGGGTTGCCGTGTTCGTCCTTGCCCTTGACCGACGTGCCCACGAGAGGCAAGAGCAGCTTTTCAATGCTGTAGAGGGTTTTTCCAGAGCCAGGAACGCCGGTAATAATGGTAATCATCAGTTTTTACCAAGTATCTTGGTTGCATTCTGTATTTGCCAAAGCATGACGCGAGTGGACACCGCACCAAAAATCATACCGAGAGCAATACCGCCACCACTCAGCAAAAACAGATTAAGCATGTCAGACGGCAAACCATTCATTTGGCCAATAAACTGGGTTTTTAGCTGACCAATGACAGCAGACATACCAACGATTGTCACAACGGAAAAGCCCAGAGATGCAAGTATGCGCCCCAGCAGGGGCTGACACATCGCAAGGAGCCATGTACCAAGTTTCATACAAGGTCACCTTTCAGACCAGGAACAAGAACCATAAGCGCCGCAAATCCACCAAGCGCAATTACTAGGGGTCTGCAATCAACAATCTTTTGACAGGCGTTCTGCCAATCCCAAACCTTCAAATTTTGACCATTATGCAAGGTCAAATACCTATCAGACGGACACGAACCAGAGCCGAAAATATTTTCAGGCGTATAACTGATTTCTTTTGAGTCTTTGGGGATATCCGCCTTCGGAGTGTCTGCAATAGCGCACGCGAGAATGTCGGGGTATTGTTCACAAAGTGCTTTCTGCTTATCTGCCGAATTGGGATCAGTTTGGTCGGTTGTGGTTGTATCGCATTTTCCGCTTGTAGGGTCGCATTTTTGGGTTGTATTACCAGTGCCGACCTGCGTAATGGTGTTATCGCTGGTTTTGAAATTACTCTTATCGGTGCTGGTAGTGGTAGTGCCGTCTGGGTTTTTGGTGGTAGTCGTCGGACCAGTAATTTCAGATGGACCAGTGACAGTGGGCCGCTCAAGCTCGATATCAGCACCCTTATCGAGTAGGTCACGCACAAGGCCAGCGGGGTCGGTTGGAAATTTCATCACAGGGCGAATTTCATCAAGCGTAGCGGGCTCACGTTCTGCATATTCAGAACGATCAACAGGCCAGCGCCATTTAGTACCCTGATTGCTACCATTCGAACAATGCACAGTGGCGACACAGGTATTACCCTGCATCTCAATACTATCTATAACAATCACCACCCCGCCATACTGACCAAAGCATCCAGCACCCTCAAGACCCCAATCAGGATTAACACCGCTATTACAACCAACAAGGTATTTCTTCTTTTCCATGGTCCATGGCTTATTGTTCATGGTCGCAGGGTCTTGATTAATACCAACGCCTGAAGTAGTAAGCCAATCAGCAATAGTGGGAGTGGCAAGAGAAATAGCCATGCAAACAAGTGGATTCGTGCAGAGCATGCCGAGAGCATTGGTCAATGCAGAAACAGGAACTTGATAGCCAGCTTGAAAAGGATATTTTGTGCCAGCAAAATAAACATCGCCATAATGACCAAGAATCATGGTTCCGCCAGTCGCCGGATTAGATGCAGCACCTGTCCCGTAATACCAACCAGACTGGCCTATTTGCTGCCCTGTTTGCGTCTTAGCACTGGAAAATGGCGAAATACTGGCCAAAGAGCCGGAGTAGCCTGATTGATTTGGATAAATTGAGATTGTGCTACCGCTTTTGTTATATCTAAATTGCCCCATGTCGCCCTTGGTAATTGCAAAAACGGGATTCAGCGCAAGGCAACCCAGCACAACAAGGCACAACCTAAACAAAAGGCGAGTTCGATCAAGGACGGCATACATTTTATTCCCTCATATGAAAAAAGCCGGGCTAACCCGGCTCATTCGATGTCACCCCTGAACAGATCGACTAATCGACGTGCGCAGAATATGACGACACCCGCCGCCAGGAAGACAACCCATAACTGAGCAAGGTCAGTGATGTGCGCGTCATCGACTGGGGCAGGTTCAACCACGACAGTTACTGTGCTGCCAGCCGGTACGGTGGCTGTCGTGGTACTGGCCATGGCTTACAGCCAGCCCATCTTCGAGCCCAGCTTGCGCAGGCCCCAGATGGCAACACCAGCGGCCAGGACGAGGCCCAGAGCAGCCAGGGCGTCCGTCTGATAGGCGGTCACAGCGGTGGAAACGGTTGCGGGCAGCTCAGCGTGAGCTGCACCAGCAGCGGCCAGGGCAGCGGCTTGGACGACAGCCAGGCGGGCGAAGAATTGCTTTTTCATGTGAGAACCTTTCAGGTCAAAAACGATGCGGAATTGCATCGATAAGCCCCCATGGGCTTACCGCTGAAATCACTTCAACGAATGGGCAGGAGTTCGGCCAGGTAGTGATTGACCTGGTGCACCGCAAAGGGCGCCAGGAGGACCAGGACGGCACAAACGCCGAGCAGCAAGGCGTGGGTCATACGGGGTAGTCATTGACGGTGCCGAGGCGGTCCAGGTCCACGACCTGGGGCCGGTCTTCGGGGTCGCAGTGGTCTTCCACCAGCTGGATTGCCGCGTCCATGTCGCCCACGACGCCGCCCCCGGCTTCACGCAGAGAGGCGACCCATTCGGGCTGGCCGTCATCGAGGGACGGAGCCAGGAAACGGCCTGTTGTGAGCGACTGGACGAGCAAGCGCATGGTTAGGCCTTGGCGGTGGCCTGTTGAGCCGCAGCGCGGGCCACAGGGCGGATGGAAACGAGCTTGAGCGTGGTGCCGTCTTCACGGGCTGCAGCCATCTCAAACACGGCTTCAGCTTGGATCGGCAAAGCCGCGCCCAGGTGTGCCCACTTGTCGAATTCCTTGTGGTCGCCCAGCTTGAAAGGACGGGTGACGCGGCCAATGGAGCGGCCCGCGCCGTTTTCCTTCAGATCCACTTCGCAGTGAAAGGTGGTGGATGATAAGGCCTTGCCTTCCATTTCGCCCACCGATTCCTTGACGGCGTGAACGATCACTTGAGAGTTGAATTGCATATGTACCTCTATGCCCTTTGTTGACGGTCAAGCGAAGGCGTGGGCGTAGCCCTCGACCGGTTGAAGAATGGAAACCTTGGGAAAGGCAGCGACGCAGGCGCGGCGGATTTCGGCGGGGTTGAAGGCCTTGAGCCGGCCAGGTGTGCGCGGGCCAGTGACGAACTGAAGGAACTCATCGCCCAGGGTGTGGAAGGCCAGGGCCACTGTCGGCGCAGCAACGTTCATGAACCA